AGGCCATCCCGCCGCCAATCGCGGAACGCATCTTCATGTCGTGAGAATTGGTTGAACATGCGCTAGGTCACCTCGATCTCGGCGCTCCAAAGTCCTTCGCCGCCCATGTCATCCTGCACCTTGCAGGCGATGCGCTTCTTCCCGTTCGCAGGAAACTCATATTGCGCCTGCAACTCCGGCGCTTTCTTGCCACCGCCCACGAACGAATGCCCCGGCGTGCTCGAAAATCGCTTCTTGTAATCAAAATCCCACTGCACGTTGATGATCTTCGCCCCCGCGTTCATCACCACCGTCTCACTCACGTCGAAACGGAATGTGCGCGCAGCGATACGTTTGTAGCCGACCTCGACGCGTGGCGGCTGGACAAAGGTTAGGAAGTTCTCGTAGTCGGCATGTTCCGTGGAAAGCGCCGCCACATGCTCACGAAAGCGCGGCGAATCAATGCGCACCTGCTCCAGCCGGATGAAGTTGAGGTCGGTCTGCTCCAATCGCCGCAACCGTTCCGCCGCCTCCAGCGCATCTGGCCGGAAAGCCCAAGCCAGCATAATGCCGTCGCGCAAGTTGTCCTGCTGGTAGCGCAACGTCTTACGGATGGCGTTGGCGTAATCCTGCACCTCCTGCGCCGTCACGGCTTTCTTGGGGTTTGGTTCTCCCACCCAAACCGGAACCGCGCCCTTCATCCCGTGAATACCCGCCTGATGCTCCTCATCCACGGCCCCGAAGCATCTGAGAACGAAGCCCCGGAACTGCTCTGACGGCATGTCGGCCAATCGCCGCGACTCATACACGCCCCAGTGCTCCACCGTGAAGTCCGGCACAGGGAAAAGTTTACCTGTCTGCTCCTCGACCTGCCGCGTCAGCCGGTCCGCCGTGATCGCCACCGCCACCCGCGATTGGTCGCAGGCGATCCAGCGGCGGCCCAAGCGTTGGGCGACAGCGGCTGTTGTACCGCCGCCGTTGAAGAAGTCGGCAACAACGTCACCTTTATTGCTGGATGAGAGGATGATGCGATCAAGAAGAGCTTCAGGCTTTTGGGTTGGATAACCTATCCGTTCGACTTTGCTATGCGTAGAGATTATTCCAATATCAGTAAAGACATCTGTTTGCGCAACCAAACAGTATTCATTTCCGTTTTCGTCTTTGAAATATTCCTGTAGAGAACTTTTTCCTATTCCGCCGTACTTATAAGTTCGTTCCTTCTGGACATTGAATTTGTTTTGGGCCGATCTCGAAAAGAAAAGCAGTATGTCATGTTTCCGTGCGAATCTTGATTTACCCACTCCGCCAGACTTGTAACTCCACACTACCTCGTTCTGGAAATTGTCGTGACCGAATATTTTGTCCATCTCCACCTTGATGTAGTGGCTGGCATGATGGTCGCAGTGAACGTAGATGCTGCCGGTTTTCTTGAGAAGACGTTTCATCTCGTAGAGCCGGGCGTTCAGCCAGATGAGATAGCCGGGCATCCCGCCTTCCCAGATGTCCGAGAACGAGCGCAGTTCGTTCTGGTCGCCGAAGATGACGTTGTATTGCCGGCCGGAGAAGAACGGCGGGTCTATGTACAAGAGGTCGATGCTCTCCGAGGGAAGCTGGCGCATGACGTGCAGGTTGTCACCCCAGAAAAGTCGGTTGGGTTCGAGGTCGGGATGGCCGAAGGCGACACGCTCGACCACTTGGAACGGCAGCATTACCTGTGGGAAGAGTTTGCGGAAGCCCCTGCGCCGGTCCCAACCCAGCGGTTCCTTCTCGACCGGCACGCTGCCGAACCGCGTGGGTGGTCGCCAGAACTCCTCCTCCTGCGGCAGCGCGTCCGCCCGCTCGTCGGCGTCCGCCATCTCCGGCGGCATGACGAACTCTCCCTTGGCCGGTCCCGACTGAAACGGCAACCCCACGCGCTTTCCGTCCGCGTCGGATTTTCCATCCTCAATCAGTTCCGTGCGCGCCGGTTGCGACGGCGCTTTGTTCGCTTTCTCGTCAGACATGGGCTTCCTCGCTCGCGTGTGCGAATCAGCCCTGTCTGCGGGGATGGCTTCCTTGAAGGTATGCTTGTGCCAGTAAAACGAAGGGGCGTGACCTACTCACGCTCCTCCACAGGCACGGACATGCCCTTCAAGGAACGCTTTCAGACACGCCCTTGCGGGGCGTGCCATCGAGCGCCGTCCTTGAAGTCGAAATTGTCCGTTTCGTGGAGAACAGCAGCCGAAGCTACGCGAAATTGTTGTTCAGTTGTTCGTTGCGGTCAGTTCTGTGTTGTTCCTCTCGTGCCGCGCAGTGTACCACTCGCTCACGCCACGGCAAGCGTTTCAACGCCGGCCAGCGTGCCGGGTGCGTAGGCGCTCCAATAATTCCGGGCGGCGCAAACGGTAAAGAAACGGACAAGAAATGGTCAGGCCAGCCAGTGCTTCCATTTCGCGGGCGTGGTGCCCAAGCGACGATATAGATCGTCAAACTTGTGCGCTTCCTGAGCGGACGTGTAGGTCAGGCGGTAGCACAGGCGACAGGCGAAGTGCCGGCCCCCCGGCGGCAGGTACAACTTGCGGCAGGCCCGGCCACAGGTCATGCCGGGACATAGGAAGGCCCAGCGGACACCGCCCCACGGGAGCGGCGTTGTGGTCAACCGAACGCGATAGTCCACGGCTTCCCCGGTTCGCGTCATGGTGTAGTGCAGGCGAATGAAACCGGCGGCGGCGTCTATGGTGTCCACTTCGTACCCGACAGAAGACAGCTTCTCACCCGTGGCGGTGTTGGTCCACGTCAACAACCCGGAAGCATGAAGACCTTCCAGAAGCAGTTTGTCCCGTTGCAACGTCCCGACTGATAAGACCCGGCAGTCTTCGACGACCCGCTCTTTTTCCCGCTTCCGTCCGCTTCCGTATCCGCCCATGATCGCATGTTCAGGCAGGCCAGGTTTCCCGCGTGGTTGACAGGACGGCGTCCATGTCAAAGGGCCGGTCCTCCCCTTGCATGGTCAGCGGTTCGGCTTCAGCCTTCAGGCGGTCTCCGTAGTCCAGCGCCAGCTTCAGCAGTGTGGCTGTCGGCACGTTTGCCAGATTGCGCGTGTCTAGTTCGGCCAGGATGCCATCCAGCCGTTTTCCGAAGGCTTCGACCCGCTTGCCTTTGGCGACCGCGTACTTCTCGAAAAGTGCGTCCAAGCGAAGCGTCCGGGCGTTCGCAACTTCCTTTTGAAGTTCCTTGCCCCAAGCGATTAGTGTCGGCTTCGACACGTTCAGCGCGGCGGCAATGTCGGCGTAAGACCGGCCTTCGGCCCGCAGTTCGATGAAGCGTTCCTTCGTTTCCATGTCATTCATGCAGTTCTATCCTTTCGCCGGGTCAACAGTGACCGTCCAGATGCGTGCGGCCCGTGTTTCTAGCCCCGGCGGTTTTTCCAAAATCATCGGCTGTTGGTCATGCTCCTTCCGTTCGCCGGCCAGCCCAAGTACCGGCGCGGACGTGGTTTGGTTCCCTTCCGTGCGGGCGCGGGCGCCAACCCCAGCGCGCCTACAAGGGTAAGGGTGCGGCCACGGCTCGCGGGTGTCCACGGTCAATGTGATCGTGTCCGGCATCATTGCGGGGGATCTCCCTTCAGCGAAGCACGCGCGGGGTACAGGTGAAAGGTGAAGTGAAGCACCCCTAAAGGGGGTGCCTTCACCCTTCACCACTGGTGAAAGTTTCACCAAAGTTTCACCTGCCTTCACTGTTCACCTTTTTGGCTGGAAAGCTCGTAAACACCACTCGGAGCCTTACAGATTTTGCCTTCACTCTTGGCGCGGGCGATGGCTTTCTTGGCTGTACGGTCGCTGACGCCATGATTTTCTATCAGCGCCTCGACCAGTTTGGAGTATTGGAGCACAAGGCCATCACCGAACGTAGCTACCACGTCCTTGATCGTGATGGCGTGCCGCCCGGTGGAATCCTCGGAGGGCAAATCATCCTCGGTGGCCGGTTCCCAGCAAATGCCTGACGTAGAGTGCTTGATGTAGAATTGGTAAATGGGTTGCCCTTCGTCGTTGACCAGCCCGGCCCGGCGTCCACGTTTCCCAAGCTGGACTTCAAAGACTTCGTGAGAGCCGATACTGCGAATCACCAAGACCGCACGCGCCCAGTTCGCCAGCTCGCTCGTGCCGCTCCCCAAGTATGCAAAATCGGAACCTTGCCAATTCAGCTTCTCAGTCCCCTTGGGCGGTTTGTTCGTATGGTGAACCAAAATCAGACCACAATCATGTTCCTGCAGAATCGGATTGAGCCCGTTGCGGAGAAACGTACTGACTGCCTTTTGTTCGTTCACACTGTCGCCCAGATATGAAAAAAGAGGGTCAACGATAATCAGGTCGGGCTTGTGCTTGGCGGCCACTTCAGCAACCAGCGCAACAAAATCCCCGCCCGTCCGGACGGTTTCGTACACAACCTGAATCCGTTGGCACGCCTCGGCCTGTTGCTCTTTTGTCAGCCCCATGCCCCGAAAAATCCCATCCCGAAACTCGGCCATGTCACCATCATCATTCTCGGCTTGGATGATGAGCACCTTCAGTTTGCCTGATGGTTTGATTCCGAAAAATGGCAGTCCCAGCGCGAACGAGATTGCAATTTGCATGTTCAAGCTCGATTTGCCGATACCAGTCGGGGCACACAAGAGGAGTTGACTGCCTCGACACAACCAACGGATACCCGCAAGGGTCTTGACGATTGTTTCTCCATTGAGCGAAAACTGGTCAAGCGTGCGGACCGTGATCTCACAGGGGACTTCACTGGGCGCGTCGGGCGCGGGTCGTAGCGATTCCTTGAGAGGCTGCAAATCAATTTCGGCGGTGTCGTTTCCGGGTGTCATGGTCAGCCCTTCAAAATGGGTTTTGAGTCAATACGG